AACGAGAAGCTCTTCAATCGTAAGGACGGTACTCAAACGATGCTCCGCATCTTATAGGACTCTTCCTTGTTTAGCAGCCATGTACGTTCTAAGAAGGGCAATATTGGGATCTGTTTGCGCACTCGAAAATATAGCTCCTCCATAGAAACGGATATTCGAGAAACTGGCATCATTGCCGTGCGCCCCGAGCGTAAAACCGGCTGGATTCGCGGCGCCTGGATTTCCCGTAACGTAGTTATTATTATCGATTGCAAACCGGCTGCCAGCTCCGTTCCACCGCTCAGTAAGCACCTGATCTGTCGCGATAAGTTCATCTGCAAGAGCGACATTAGCTCCAGCATAGGTTGTTAGCTCTGGACTAAGACCGGCATCATCTTGGTAGATACGGCAGGAGTTCAGCACACCGCCATCCCAAAGAGTGTCTGCCGGTGCCCAGGAAATCTGCTGGAATGCAATGACTCGATCACATGGTTGGTTGAGAGTAAACAGGTCTTTCAGAAAATCATCGACACCATCGAATTCCAGCCAACTTAGACCACCGCTGGTTTTATAAAGAGGTCTTGCTCCTGCTGTTGCTTGAATGAGATGATTGACATTCCCACTCCTGTCACCCATGTACCCGACAGGATCGTTGTTAGCTGTAACAGGAACAGTGCCGTTGCTGAGTTGAAATAACGTACTTAGATCACTCGGATCGTACCAGGCGGCAGGGCTGAGCTGAAGTAGGGAGAACAGCCCATCCATTCTGAAAGCACCGCATGGATGCTGCAGCCCTCGTTTACCATCAGTATCGGCATTCGTAGCGTTCCAGGAACCATCTGCTGCATATAACCCTGTTACTGAAGTCCCGGGAACAGTAGTTACACGACGGGCTCCACAACGATGGTAAATACCTCTGCCGGCTGCTTCAATGATATTCATACTACCATCAGCAGCATACAATCCTGTCACCGAAGTACCAGAAACGATGGTGACTAGTATACTTCCATCGGCGGCTTGTTTCAAGCTACACCACCAAATCTAGAGTGAATATAATTCATGCGTTGTTCATTCTGATGGACGCTCTTTACGAGATTGCCGTAGCTAGGGGGGATACAGATGTCAATACAAGCAGATAGACAATCTTTGATGTCGTCATGCTCGGGGTTTTGCATAATGAGTTCTTCTTCGAGGAGTGAGCAATTCCCTCCTGCGTAATGCCACATTTGAAGATTTGCATACTTAGGTTGCAGGATCGCTTCGATGCGCTCTTCTTTCGTACCCTGCTTAGCGAGCGGTCGGTGTTCATCAATTGATAAAGCCAATCCATGGATTCGGATGTAATTCTCTTTTAGATCTTTTACGATGACTTCTTGAGCGACGTTCACTTCAGCACGGAGTTTTCTAAAACCCCATTTATTATGGAGAGAGAGAATGTGCTGGAAGTACTCTGAGATTTTATTACTCTTAAATCTGTCGATATCTAGGAGATAATAATTCTGATCCTTATCTACACCGACGACTACGACACAAGTGAAGTCTGCTCTCTTGGAAAGGGAAAAAGCGAAGTCAACTGCTGCGAAGACATTAAGTCTCGTATTACGGTAGTACCATCGTCCCTGATCCCGATGAACGTGTTTACGCTCGTAGTACTGGAATAACTCAGGTGTGATACTACTCGTGGATATATCGTTAGGGTTATTGTAATACTGGGCTCGGAACTTTGTGACATCAGAGTATTGTGCTTTCTTAAATGCTAGTTCCTTGATATTGAACCCGTACCATTTACCATCTACTGGATTCTGCATTCTCGGCCAGATGAACTCTCCGGCACCGTCTCCTCTGTCTTCGACTTTCTTTTCGAAGACCTCGAAGAGTTGGAAGGATTCTACGATATCGCCTTCGTCATCACGAATTTCGACGATCTGGGAAAGATAATCATCATAAAGGTCTTTGGGATGATATCTAGTACCGACAGACCACAATCGAGAGTCTGTGCCTGCAATGCTCGCTAAGTAACTTGCTTGGGTTCGGACTTTTTCTCTGCCTTCTTCGGTGTAGGCATTATCTCCGACCACCACGTCATCAAGAACACTGATATCACAATGAAGGCCAACGATGCCGGTAGTAAGACCAGCAGTAAAGATAGTAGGGTCTCGTACTGTAGCAAGACGTCTTGAAGGATGGTCAACTGCGATCTCCGATTCTGTCCACTTCTCTCGTTTGCTTTCGTCTTCGTTGACCATCTCTGGCCAGAGTGCTCTATACCTGTCGCAGGTAAGGATGTCTTTGATGAATTTTAGCTGTTTCTTCGCGAGATAGCTCGTACTCGATATATAGAGTACACGAATGGTTGGGTTCTTCGTGATCTCCCACGCAACCCGATAAGCAACGAGGGCAGACTTCCCGTGATCTCTCGGGAGAAGCACTAGCTGATGGCTCTTGCCTTCCTCTCTCGTCCACCATCTTATGAGATCTTTATGAAGTTGTCCTAAATATCGATGAGGATGAACAATCCGGATGAATTGTTCTAGATCTGCTAATGCGACCTGCCGGATTTCATCAGGAGTGGCCAAAGAAAAGAATTACTCGTACTGTTTATAGAAGATAGTACATGTGAACGTCTCGGCAGAAGCTTCGTCGGTATATGCAGCTGCGGCCTGGATAAGCCCGTAAATCGTACTGGTACTTGAAAGGTATGTCACGAATGGATTGAACCCACCAGAGACAGCACCAGCTCGAATCTGTGCCATTGCATCATCGGTGTACGCTTCCATCGCAGGAAGATCTACCTGACCGATGAAACCAGCAGTATCGACAGTCGTAGTCGCGAAAGCGACGTTATCGCCTGCTGTACTTGTAGGATCAGAGGCGAAGAGCCATACGGTGAATGTAGCGCCTGTTACCGCCGTACCAGACTTCTGGAGTTTAATACCGACGATTTCGATTCCTCGGCCTTCACCAGTATCGATAGCAAACTCCAGAGGTTCGACGCTGCCAGCGGCCGTACTGTTTGCTACGAGATCGTTGTCGGAATAGTTATTCGTATCCGCCGGACGGGTGAATGAATCGCTGGCTGAACGAAGATGTACTCCGGAACATGCCATTTATATCTCCTTAGTGTTTATTAATAGTGAATTCTTTCATCATTTTATCAAGGACTGTCGTATCTACTTCACGGATTTTCTTTGGTCTGCCTACACGACGGGAGAGCTTCTTCTCGAGGTATTTCTCATAATCAAGAAGAGCTTTGTTCGCTTGGAGACGCTCTTTGCCCTCTTCATCCGCCATTTGTTTCAGACGGGAGAGGGCTTTTGCTTTAATACTCAACTCTAGTTCTAGCCGCCATCTGGTGACGATTGGTTGGAACCATGTACACTCGCAGAGCATCTGCCAGTGCTCCCAGCCTCTGAGATATTTACGAGCAAATAGAAACTCCGTAGGATCTTCTATCTCCATATACAACCGATACAATGAAGGATATCCGTTATGATCGAAGTCCTTCAGCGTGTACAACGGAGGAATGCCTCCGCCACGGTGCGTCTCAATGAATAATGCTTGTAATGGGCGTCTTCCGCCGATGAGCCCTAATGGGGCTCCGTTCTGCTGTAGTCTCATATTATGATCAGTTAGTGTTGCTTCTCCCCCCTTCTCGTCCTTAATATAACATGTATTTACATCGTTGTCAAGTTAAATATATAATTACTAAGCTTTTGTAACCCTTCTGCCTTCTCTTGTATGTACGAATATCTATTATAAATCCCACGTACACCGGGTATACGATGGTTGAGTACTCTTTCAATGATGTGCTCCGGTACTGCCTGCATAGCCATATAAGATGCGCAGGTCCTCCGGAGATCATGGATTCTCCAGTTAGAGACACCGGAGAGCCTGTCTAGACGCGCTTTGGCCTTCGAGAAGCCAGATAATCCACGATCTATGTATCTGCATCGTTGTATTTCGATAGATGCTAGTGTACTCAGAGATACTACAGAAGGTGTTTTAGTCTTAGTTCTACAGCTGGGGATGATCCATAATTGATCATTGATCTCATTGGACGCCATTCCTGAGACCTCTTGTCGTCTTTGTCCTGTCAAGAGAAGGAGACGAAAGAAAGGAGAGAATACGTTGTCGTCGTCTGTCGCTCTCCAAATGGATATAATCTCAAGAGGAGATAGTATTCTATCTCTAGAAGCAGGAGCAGGAGGAGGAAATAGCCCCTCTAAAGGAGATACAGAGAGGTAATCATACGAGATACACCACTTGAAGAAGGGTCTTAGTCCATCGTACATCGTCCTGGCTGCGGCTGGATAGATCCTTCTCTTGGCCTCTAAAAGTGCTCTGATGTCTTTCTTCGTAATATCTCGTATTAATTTATAGCTTCCTAGGGCAGGAACGATCTCTACTTGGAACCTGTGTTGTAGTTCTGGCCAGTATCTTCCTGCTGCAGGCTTCTGAGAGAAGTATTCAGACACGACAGACGATAGGATAGTAGACGAGTGACTCGTCACGATAGTAGTCATGGAGACCTCCTATGACGGTGGTTCACGTTGCCAACGTGAGGGTCGAGGGTTCAAATCCCTTCGCCCGCTCCAATTTCAAGTAAAAGAGAGGAATTGTCAAGAAGAGACGAAGGTCTCTCGTAGAAGGCCTCAAATATTGCTTCAGAGGCACCGCCAGCAAGCATCTCAAGGTCTTTTGGTAGGTAGGTAGCCAAAAGACAGAGATAGTTGCTAGGACCCCCTTAGAACGAATATTTGAGCATATCTTCGCTA